AAACTTACCCAATGACCGACATATACCTAAAAGCACCAACCAAAGAAGATTTCTTCAACGAACTAGGCGAACCCTTTGTTCGTACAATAGAAGCCTATACAGACGAAGAAGGAAACGAAGTACCTGCTAAAACGTATTTCACTACGGAAGTAACACACGCTTGTTCGTATGTGGGTACTATTGTAGATGTAGCAGGCACGTATGATGAAGAAGGCAACGAACTACAAGCACCTACGTTTATAGATGGGGTACACCTAAACATTCGAGTATTAGGCGATGTAGAGTTACCTACCTTCACGAATGTAGAGCAAGTGTATCCTAACTCTCCTAGCAGGGTTTGGGCTTGAGTTTTTTTACGTATATATCACATATCAGATGGGGTGTTTTATCACGCTCGAATCAAATTTGGAATCAATCAACAATGTATTTTGACAAGCACTAAATTATGGCAACACTTACTGGTAAACAATTAAAAGATTCATACCAAAGCCTTGTAACAATCAAGGATGCAGACGATGCAAATCCTACAAGTGGGCGATTGGAAAATGGAAAGGGTACGGCTTTAACTGCGGTTGGTATCAATACAGATGCACCAGCAAATAAGATTGGTATAAAAACTGCCGTAAATACAAATGAAAGAGCGATTAACCTTTATTCGGGAACAACAGTTGCGGGTAATTATGTTAGTATTGGTTCTCAGTATTCGGAAGCAAATGCAAATGTTAATAGTGAAATAAGATTTGGCGGAGAAAATGCGGGTGGCGCACCAAGTTATTTAGCGTTTGCAACTGGAACATCTACAAGTTCTACTGAAAGACTAAGGGTTAAAAGTAGTGGCGATATATCCTTCCGAGATACTTCCACAAACGAAGCCTTTTATTGGGATGCAAGCACGGCACGTCTTGGGATTGGAGAAACAAGTCCATCTTCAGAATTACACATTAAAAGAACAACTGGGAATGTAGGTATTCAGATAGAAACTGGAGATGGTTCAGATACCTATATAAATTTTGGAGATTCAGCAGATAGTAACGTTGGTCTTATTAGCTATGAACACGATAACAATGCTTTTGCGTTCCGAACCAACGCCCAAGAACGTATACGCATTGACTCAAGCGGTAACGTGGGGATTGGGGTTACGCCTGATAGGGCGCTACACGTTAATGGTAGTGTAAGAATAAATGATGGTTATTCTTTGTCTATGGGTGCAGGTGCAGAGCAACGCATATTAGCAGGGGGGACTTCAAATAGTACTTACCTTACATTTAGCCAATGGACTGGTGCAAGTTTTACCGAACGTATGCGTATTCTCTCAAGCGGTGGAATAACCTTCAATGGAGATACGGCAACTGCCAACGCTTTAGACGATTACGAGGAAGGTACTTTTACGCCATCTTTTGATAGTGTTACTGTATCATATACTAGCCAATCGGCTAAATACACTAAGATAGGCAGATTAGTGCAGGCTGAATATGTAATTAATGTATCTAGTATAGATAACACAGATGCAAGCGTTATAAATTTAAATCTTCCTTTTAATGCTAGCGCTGATTCTATAATTTTAGGGCAAATAGATATGGGTCAATCTAGTTTAATGGATTCTTCACCCACTCCTTCAGGGTTTAATTCAAGTGGAGCAGGAACTGCTATTGAATTATCAAATAGTACTACTGTTTATAGATACAACAACCTTACAAATACAAGCGGATTATTTTATTTATCAATAGTATATACTGCATCATAAACCAATAAAATTATGTTAGAAAAACAAGAATCATATTCAAAAATAGAAGTCCTAGAATCGGGCGTAGTACAACTTCGTAAAACAACGAAGGTACTAGATGATGGTGAAATTATTTCGCAATCACACCATAGAAGTATTGTAAAACCAAACGATGATATTTCATACTTACCACAAAGCGTTCAAGACGTTTGCAACGCTTACTGGACTGACGATATTCGCTCAAACTTTAACTCTGACTCAGAATAATGAACTGGAAAATTAACACACTAGAATACACCAACGACTCTGACAAAGGAGTTGTAACGGCACATTGGGATTGCTCTCATACCGAAACGGTAGAAGATTTATCTTATTCAGGCAGACGGTACGGTTCTTGCTCTTTCCAACCTGAACCATCTTCAGAGGGTTACATCGCTTTTGATGACTTAACCGAAGAAATCGTTCTTGGTTGGGTTAAAGCTGAAGTAGGCGAAGAAGATGTTGAATCAAGTATAACGGCACAAATCGAAGCAAAAAAGAATCCTGCGACTTTGAAAGGATTGGCTTGGTAGTTATATTTGGTCATAACCTTAAACATAAAGCGAGCAAACACGTATGAACGAACAACGAATAGAAGAGTTAGAAGCCTTTAAAGCTAAACTCGAAATGCAATTGAACGAAACCGTATTCTTGATTCAAGGGTACAAAAACGCAATAGAAAATCAACAAGATGATGTACCAGAACAAGTCGAAGAAGTCTGACCCAAACAAAAAGAAAAAGCCAAACGCCCAGAACGGAAGAATGGCTTTTATGAAAAAGACTGGTCGTAGTAAGAAAGGCTAGTTTATACCCATCTCTGGAAAGTCCTCAAAGTAGGGCTTTTCTTTTTTGGTGGCATTAGCGTGTCCATCAAAATACCCTTTTATGTATCCTTCCTTAAATGCCTCAGTGATTGACTTCTCTGAGGCTTCTATTTGTTTCATGCTAGAGCCAAAAATGTAGCCGATGTAGCCAGTTGTAATAGATAAGGACAAAACTGCTATAATCTCCATAAATTAGCCCTCCTCAGAAATTTTTCGCTCCAAATCTCGCTTTATACAAGAGTTCACGAGCAAAGCCATATCTAAGTATGCCTTTACAGCTTGCGTGGCTCTCAGGCGATTCTCGTGCGAATTGAAGCATCTTCGGTTTATTAAGTGGTTCACAGTGGTGTGGTCTCGGTATTTTAACTGTTTCGCAATAAATTTTTGCGTAAATCCAAGCTCGCTCAGTGCGAACACTATAACTTGCTTCGCATCTACTATTTCTTGGTGCCGATACTTGCTCTTTATCAATTTTTTAGTGATGCCTGTTTCTTCGGCTACGTGCTCAATGATGTAATCTGCTATGACCATTTGTATCCTTCTTTTTTAATTGTTATTGGCATTGGTGTTTTCATTGTGCAGATTTAAGGGTTTTTATTGTGCAGATTGTCTTTTTTATTGTTCTATCCTTAGTTAATAAAAAAAAATACCCCCCACTAAGCAGTCTAGCACTGGGGGGTTGATGCTCGCTTAAAATGAGGAAGCGCTTCACTGAAACCTCATTTACAAGACTGTATATAAATCTAAATAAGCTCTCGGAAATATGCAAGCATTTTTTTTGCCTGCAATCTATTATAAGACCTACGACCAGTAAGCCAATCATTTAGAGTGAGAACTTTTTTAGCTATATCTTTTGTGCGATAGTGTCGAAGTGCATACCAGTGTGGGTCGTTCTGTACCTCACACCAGAACACCATCGCTGATAGTTCGTCTTCGGAGGGCTTACCGTGTCCCTTTGGGGAGAGAAGCTGATAGATTCGTTCCTTGAACTTGTTTGACCACTCCACGCCCATGTAGACGGCAACGTGCTTTGAGAAGTCCACCATAGAGTACGGACTACCCTTGATTGTATCCTTAATTTCTTCAAGGGTCATTTTGCCTCTGGTTCAGGCTTCTCTTTTTTGATGGTCTGAATCACACCAATGATGGCTAGCATCAACGCTGCAATGGATTCGTATAGGTCAGGTTGTACAGTCACGCCAATAGCACCAGCTATGGCGGTTACACCTTGATACGTGGAGGGTTCTTTTAGTCGGGATTTTAACCAGTTCCAAGTCATAGTTACGGCTCTTTTGTTAATGATAAATACAGTGAAGTCAATGATAGGAAGGATACGCTCCCTACTCAATACCTTTTTACGTCTAGTTACTTCAGGCATCTTAGTTTCTTTAACGGTCTGAAACTTACCTTGAGGCACGCTACGATTATCTATCGTAACCGTTTTTATTTTCTTTCGCCTTTGTATTGCCACTTGCCATCCTCATCTGCCTCAAATTCGTGGTATCTGTCTCCTTTATGGTCACAGTGTATAAACTTCTGATCTGGATAGTAACAAATCCTCTTGTAGTCGGACGCTCTAAGTTCTTCTAGTAACAGATCCATGTTAGCGCACGTGTAATCTACAGCTCCTAAACCAGTAAAGGTGTGTTCTGACGTTCCGCTTCTGCCGTGCGACAACTCCCAATCTAAGGAGCGATACCCTGAGTTCTGGGATACTTGTATGGGTTGACCTATCTTGTGTCGTATTTGGTTAATTATAGGCTTGTGGTACTTCTCTATCTTATCAACTACGTGGATTGGAACATTAACCATGACCCTATCCACTAAAAATTCTTTAATGCTAAAATAATCGTAGTACATACTAGTTTTATTAGTTAAATGATAAAATCTAGGCAGTTACCACCAAAATATCAATACTAATAAAAAAAGGGGCATTGCTCGCACAAGCCCCCTCTTCCTTTATTCTGATGTAGTCGATTACATCGAAAACCAAATAGTTGAGTAAGTAGTATTATCTAATCTCAACAACATATCATCCTAACAGT